CCCAGTCCTCGTAGGGCTTGCCGCTGTTGCGCTTGGCGATGTAGTCGTTGTAGGCAACGAGGAGCGGGCATCGCTCGCAGTCGAGCGTAAGGAAGAACTGCACGGGGTCTTCATCAAGTGCAGTGGAATCCTTCTTCATCTGCTGGAGGTCTGCCAGCTTCATCAGCAGTTCGGCCTTCAGCTTGGCATCGGTAGTCTGGTTGATGAGCGCGTTGAGGTCGCGTGCCACGCTCTCCTTGTCTCGGAGGTCTACGGCCTCCACGGAGAACTTGCGCGCGTTCATCCTGTCCTCGTAGGCTCTCCTGTAGCCCTCTGAGCGCAGTTCCGTCTCTCGCTCGGATATCTTCAGCTTGGCAGACGTCAGCGCGCGTTCCGAATAGGCGATGTCGAACGCCTCCGACTCGGTGTATCCGCTCAGGATGAGGTCGGCCATGATGACGTGGTTCTCCTTGCAGCCTATGCGGCTGGCTTCCTTTCTCAGTCTCGGTGATGGGTTAAGCATAGTATGTTTGTGTTTAAGTCGTTTCTGAAAGCGTCACGGGTACTGCATAGCAACAGCAGTGAGGATGGTAGGGAGGGAACGACTCCCAGTCATCGGCGGGATGGAGACCTACGTATGAGTCGCATAGCGCGCAGTCGTAGTTACTGCCCCTGAGGACGTAGTAGGCGGCTACCTCGTCATCCGCGTAGTCGAGCCACAGGTTGCGCATCCAAGCCATCTGCAAGGTAGTCCTGCCGAATCGGTCTATGTTGACGGCCTCCGAGGATGAGTTGCCCACATTGCCGTGCTTGGTCCCCATAGAGCGTATGTAGGGGCTCTTGACCTTGGCCGACATACGGAACGCCCTGCGCATGACATCGGATGTATAGACGTCCTTCAGGTGGCCTTTTACGAATGCGAGAGCCGCTGTCCTCGTCATCCCGGCTATCTTGCAGGCGACCACCATCGCCTCGATGTCCCTCATGAGCGTGTAGAGCCTCGTATGGAGCGTCTGCTCAAGTCCTCTCCCACCCTTTCCGAGTGCAAGCACCCACGCGAGCAGGATGCCTCTCCTATCCTCGTCCTCCTCAGCACACGCGAGGGAATACTCTATGACGGCATCCATAATGTCGCCCTCAAGTGCGTCCATCGTCTCCGCTATCTCGCGGAACATCGTCTCATCGCATTCCTGCGTGAATTCGAGCCGTTCTGGCTGAATGTTATACGATAGCGCGATGGATGCCACCTGTTCGGCTGCATCGGCCACCATCGAGTCTATCCTGCTTTCAAGGGCATCCGCAGCCCTCTCCCTGCGCAGGACATAGTCCTTTGCCTCCCTGACGTCCTTCTCGGTGAACGGCGCGTATTCGGGAGACAGTTTTATTTTAATCGTGCTTGGCATAGCTAAATCCAGTCTAATATGGTTTGACCTTTGTAGTTCTTCTCGAAGACCCACCACGCGTACGCAACGGCAGAGCCCTCTCTCCTACGCGTCTCGAAATCGCCGTTTTTGGCGCACAGGACGCGCTCAACGCACTGTAGGACGTAGTGGGGGGGGGTAATTTTGAAAAGCTCGTTGTAGCGCGTTTTCCCCTCGGCAAAGGTGGTCTTCAGGAACATGCATACATACGAGCCGTCTGGCACAAGCGAGAGCGAGTGCAGTACGAATTCCTTGGCATACTTGTACGGAGGATTCGTGACGATGGCATAGTCTCCTTCGAACGGAGGCTCGTCCATCGTGAAGAAGTCGCGCACCTCGCCATAGCCCCTGTCGATGAGGTCGTACGACTTGACCTCATGGCCAAGTTCAGCGAGACGCGCCGACAGACATCCGCTACCGCAGGCAGGCTCCAGTATCCTGAGCGGCAGTTCGACTTTCTTCAGCAACAAGTCTATTGCCGCAGGGTCGGTGGCGTAGAAGTCGTTCTTCTCGCGCTCCTCCTCGGTATGGCCTATTGCTCCGATGGTAGTGAATACACTTGCTTTTGCTCCTGTCCAGTCCTTTCTCATTATCGTAGAAATATAATGGCGACGGCCAAAGCGACCGCCGCCAGTCAGTTAATATTTAATGCGTGGCGTTCCACCGATCCCAGTTCATACGGCCCTGCCAATTGCCGCTGTCGTCATACGCGCGCCCTGATTTGTTTGGCCGACCGCGACCGCGACCTGTGGCTACACTGCCCTTTCGGGAACGTACCTTCTTGGCATTGTCACCGTCCGACTCTCCGTCCGAATTCTCTGCCGTAGCTGCGGCCTGAGCCTCGATGACGTTGACCTGCTGTTCGGTCTGGATCTCGGACAACTGCTCCTGAGTCTCGACGGTGTTCTCCTGTTGGATGTCGAGCCTCTGCTCCTCAAGCAGCAGTTCCTCCATCTTCTCGTCGTGCTTCTCCTGACGGATGCGCTTCCATTCCTGAGGCGTGGAGAAATAGAACTTCTCCGATGCCGTCTGCTTGGATACGAATCCGTTCTGGATGGCCATAGCGAGGTTCGTGGTGACCTCTTGGTCGTTGACCGGGAGGAAGGGAGTGATGTAGAAACTGATGCGCGTATTCTGGAATTTCAGGCGGTTCTCGCTCTCCACTCCGAATCCCCACTTGAAGATGTCTATCATGCGGCAGATGAACTCATCGTACTCCTGCGCTTCCAGCATCGCCTTGTTGTAGGCATCCGAGTAGAGCAGCTTGATGGCGGCGGCAGGTGTGTCGCCAGACTTCAGTTCGGGAGCCTTGATGACCATCGACTGCGAGTAGATCTTGGCCTCAAGCATATCGAGTTCGGTCTTGTAGGCATTGGATGCGTCCTGACGGTTCAGGAACTCGGCCTTGCCGTCAGTCGGGATGATGAAAATCTTGGAGGCATACGACATATTCTTTGTCGAAATCTCATGGATTTTCTTACCGCTGCCATAGAGGCCGAGGATAGGCAACCCGAAGTCATGGTTGTTCTGCGCGAGACGCGAGAAAGCTGCCTCCCTGTGCTCGATGGTTTCCTGGGACGGCGACCATACTGGGCCGCTGTCACGGCGATGGTAGGCGAACGGAGCATAAGGCCATCCGTGGCGTTCCATGTACTCAAGGCCGTAGCCGCTCACATCGAACTCGTCCGCTATGGGTGCGTGTACACCAGCTATGTCCTCGCCGCCAGCAACGAACCTATAGTAGTAGGTCTCGTCCCATACGTCGATGTACTGCTTGATCTCCCCGTCATCGTCATACTCGGAGTAGGTGCGTGCGAGAACCCTCGCCTTGCCCGTCCTCCGGTCGAAGTGGGGATAGAGTACGTCTCCGTGTTCGTACGAGAACACCTTCCACGCGAACTTGCCGTCGTCCATATAGCCTACGAAGGCGGTGTCTCCAGTACTCATGGAAGCCTTCGCGGCATAGTGCCACGCGTTCTCCATACGCTTGTCTGCCCACCCTGCCTTGTAGTCGGCATACACCTTCCAGTTGTCATCCGTGCCGTCCTCTTCGGCAAGGTCGAACTGGATGTCGTTGCCCGTCAGTCTCGCAAGGCGGTCATCGAGGATTTCCTGCTGGTAGGCGAACGCGTAGCGTGGGAAGTCCTCCTCGTAGTACAGCCCGTCTGACGGAGACTGCCTGTAGTTGATGTAGACGGTTCGGTCGTTGATGGCGTGGCTGTTGGGGTCGAGTTCGCGAAGGAAGTCGGCCTGAGTAACCTCCGTGTACTTGACGGAATCGACCATCACGTTCCTCTCTCCGATGTCGCTGAGTATGTCAACCCTCGGCTCTGCTTCGGGAGAGATGCGGTAGAACGGCTTTTTCGTCAGCAGTCCCCGCAGTTTCTTCTTTCTGTCTGTCTGTTCCATAATAATGGGTTTTATGGCCGTAAGCTACGGGTCTCGTGCATCTGACCGTTATGTTGGTTATGAGAAATCGAATGAGCGTATGCCCGATATATGCCCCTCCAGGAAGGACGGCATCTCCGAGCCAGAACCCTTGATGTCGAATATCTCGAACATCACAAGAGCCTCTATGAAGTCGGGCGAGTGGCCTACGAGGGACTTATGTTTCATCTGCTCCTTGTGGATGAGACACCATCCCCTATCTTGCTTGGACATATCCTGACGGATGGCCTTGCGTTCGGTCTGGAGTATACCGTAGAGGCGAGTAGCCGTCTTGCCGACGATATACTCCCGATCAAGGAGCGAAGGTTCGATGCTCCACTCTGCCTGCTGCGTATGCTGGGCGAATGCGTATGCGCACTGCGATTTGATATTGTCATACAACTTCCTGTTCTCGTAGTCGGGAGCCTCCTGATTGTTGAACGGCACGGCATCGGGGAAAGCGCCCTTGAACACCTGACCCATTCCCTGAAGGTCGTAGACGAAGTTCTGCTCAAGTACGCCCCACTCCTTTAGCTTGGCCTTGATGAGCGGTATCGTGGAATAAGGATCGCGGCGGCATACGAAGACATCCTGAACGTGGTTGCCTATTTTGAGCCACGTCACGCAGTTGTCGCCTCCGTCTCCTGCCACGTCGCACGATGCCCTCCTTATGTTGTCTCCGACCATAGCGTAGTTATGAAAACACTTGTCGAGATGGAACGACTGAATGAGGTCGTTGCCTGCGCGTACGATATCCCAGTTGCCCTCAAGTTCTCGCGCTCGCACCTCTGGCGGCTGCTGATATAGGTTCTTGATGTAGTCCTCATCGAGAGCCATCAGAGCCTTGTTGTCGAGAAGGTCTGCCTTGGTAAAGCGGAACGACTTGACGAGGAAGTTCTCCTTCGT